AGAACCCGGTCGCCGATAACCCCGCGATGACCGGCGACTACAAGCGCGCGATGGAAGAGCTGGACCTCGACCGGCGCATCCACGAGATCGATGTGCAGCTCGTCGCCAAGGGGCCGGAGTTTGCCAGTGTGTCGCTGTCCAACTGCTATGCCGAAGTACAAGAGATCCTGAAGCACTACAAGGACCCGGAGTGCTTGGCCTCGGTCGATTACGTCGAGTTCCCCGTCTCCCACCGCGTGTGGGAGGGCAAGACCGTCGTGGACGTCATCAACCTGGTGAAGCTGCCCGGCAGTGATACCGACCTGATGAATGGCTACATGGACCTCGTGGGTACCATGACCGCGAAGTACGGCGGCGGCGTCGGTCTGGGCGATTACAAGTCGTCCAAGAAGGAGTGCACCGTCCTGGAGGTGATGTACCACGCGCAGCTGAACAAGTACGCGTACATGTACTACGTCCTGTTCGGGGTCTGGCCGACGCATCTGTTCATCAACAACCTGCGCTTCGGTACCGTTACCATCGCGCCCTGCAAGCCGGAGATCGCCATGGCGATCGTCGAGCAGTACGCGGCCGACATCAAGGCGTCCAAGATCGCGGCCAACTACCGCAAGAAGGACCCGTTTGGTTTCGACTCTCCGTGCCTGACGTTCGAGAAGGACGGCAGTCTGAAGGAGCACTGCCCGCACCTCGTGAAGTGCTTCAAGCACATCGCGGAAGAGCTGGGCGTCGCACCCAAGCCGCTGGCTGATGGGTTCGGTACGGCCGAGAAGGTCGTGCGTGCCGAAGCCCCGATCGCCAGTCCCACGCTGAAGGATGGCTTCTAAGTCACTCCTCGTTAAAACCCTCTCCTGAAGCGGATCTTGACAGACTCTACTCCTGTAGTATTATAGGAGTAATCGATCAAGTCCATTCAGGAGAGGTCATGACCACAAAGCCAACCCCACCACTGCGCCACATGGAGTGGGTGCGCCTCGTCTGGAAGCAGACCGATGGCATCGAGCTGGAGGTCGTCCGCAAGGTGCTGCGCGCCGCCGTGGACGTTCTGGTTCGCGAGCTGCTCGCTGGTAGGACGATCTCGATCCGCAGCTTGGGCAGCTTCTTCACCTACGATCGTCCCGAGCGTCGGTTCTACAACCCGGCCGCCGGTGCCTTCGTCGACAAGCCCGTCACCCGTTTGCCCCGGTTCAAGTACTCGAACTGGCTCAAGAACCAGGTGATGGGCCGTCGCGTGAAGACCAAGGCGAAGGGCACGGTGTCCCCGGATGCCTAAGCCTCATCCCGTCCGCGACAAGTTCCTCAAGTACCTCAAGGGTCCACTGGCCCATGACACCCCTTGGGTAGATGTCTCGGGCGTGTACATGGCGCACGAGGTTCGCGCTGCGATCAAGAAGATCGCCGCGACCGATCCCATTCTCCACCAGATCATCGACCAGTACGTGCGTACCCGCAAGGCGCGCATGCAGATCGCGCAGAGCGTGTCCTACGACTCGTCCACCGTCAAGCGCAAGCTCGACGAGGCTGCCGATCTGGTGATGCACAACCTCAAGCTCGACGCTCCCGAGGTCAAGTAAACCATGGTCAGCAAGCGCGTCCTCAAGTACTTCAAGCGGCCTCTCCACGAGCCGTGCAAGGCATGCGCCGAGCGTGCCGTACAAGAGGCGACGGCGCTCGTCACCGTCGAGCTGCCTGCCTACGCGCGCAAGGGACCGCAGTCGGAGATCGACCAGTTCGGTCTGGGTGCCGAGGTCGTGCGCCTGTACACGGCAGGCATGACCCAGCAGGAGATCGGCAACGAGCTGAACCTCACCAAGGACCAGGTTCAGCACTGGTTGGAAGGCTACCGCAAGATGTCGATCGACGACCGCAAGACGGTCCACAAGCGATCCATCTTTGACCTGGGTGATCGGCTGCAGGAAGCCTTCGAGATGATCTATCAGGAGCTGATCGATTCGAAGGAGAACAAGGATCTCAACAACAAGAACCTGCAGCTCCTGCTCAAGTGCATCCAGGTCGGTGGTGTCTTTATGGAGAAGCTCCACGCCCAGCAAGAGGATCGCCGCTACAAGGCCGCGATGCTCCAAGTGATGGAGGACATGGCGCCTGGTACCAAAGCCAAGGTGCTGCGCGCCCTCTCCGAGATGGACCTGAACAGCAACATCGTGCGGAGGCTGACGTAATGTCGCTTCCGCGTGATCCCGAACCGCGAGACATCGACGCCGAGCAGCAGATTCTGTTGGGTCGTTTCGACGTGGCGACCGAGAACTTGCGCGAGGCTCAAGCAGACCACGATCACACGAAGGCCGTTCGAGCGTTGAGCGACATGCACAACGCAATTCGGGGTGCAGGTCGTCTCCTGCAGGAGCTGTAGATGGCCACCTCCGATTCTACCGACCCGTCGATCTCGGCCAGCTTCATGGCCGGGTGGGTCTACGCGGGTGTCCCCTACACCAAGGACGCGAACCGGACGGCCAACCCGGTGGGCACACCAAACTGGTTCTCCCGCGGTTCCCTGCACCGTGCCAAGTGGATTCGGCAGGGTCCCTTCGTCGACGTCAATGGGATGTACGAAGTCCCGGAGGACCACGCGTTGGTCTACTGGGAGATCAAGCAGGGCACCCCGGAGTGGCAGCCCCCGGTCGAGGAACGCATCCCCGCCATCCTGGCGATTCTTCCGATCGACCTGGAGTTTGTCGCAGGCAACTGGCCGGGGGCAACCAGCCCACCGCTGTTGTTCCAGTCGGTCGATCCCGACCTTGCACTCATCGCCCCACAGGACGATGTCGCGGTGTGGTTCGCCCTGAGCGGACCGGCCCACATCGTTGGGCGGTTCCGCGTACCTGACGAGGTGGATCTGGGCTTCGGCCGCAGCAACCTGGGTGGGTGGGGACTCTAGCATGAGTGCCACCAAGGACATCGACCAACTGATCGCCGACATCCGTCTCGCGACTGACTTGGTGGCCGAGAAGTCCTTGGTACGTCGCCTGCGTGGTGGTGCTGGAACCCTGGACATCTTGAAAAGCGCGTTGGCACGCCTGGCCGAGATCCGTCAAACGTTCTCGATCCCCAACGACGTAGAGATTCTGGACTGGCTGAAGACACAGCTTGCCGATCCACCGGCTATCACTGGTAAGGTGATCACTCCCGAAGTTGCGGAGCGCAGTGCTCAACGGTGGCTGCCTTCACCGGATGGTCCCGAACCTCCTGTTGTGGTCGAACCAGCCTCATTGGAACGGTTGCGACGTCGTCGTCCCAAACAGTGCGCTCGCTGCCCCAACAGCTTTATCCCGACGGGCTACCAACAACCCTTCTGCCCTTCGTGTGTCGCTGCAATTGACATCGAGAACGCAGAGATCCGTCGCCAACAGATCGCGGCCGATCCAGAAGACGACAAACGGTCCGAGTCCGACACCTGGCCCAGCAGCAAGGTGAAGGGATTCCCTTGTGGCAGCTGCGTCAACGGTAAGAAGAACGACCTGTCCGAGAGCGGCTTCGAGTGCACCACGAGCTGCGCCCGTGCGTGCGCCCCATGGGGTCCTGCGTGGAAGTACGAAGCGAAGGCTTGACAGGATTGCTTCTTGGTGCGATGATAGCACCAGCCTGAGCTTCGGTTCCGTGTCCCAAACATTCCCGAAGCCTTCGCACGAAGCCCCTGCCCGCACAGGGGCTTCGTGCTGTTGACACATGGATCGATCCATGGTAACTTACATACATCAGGCTCTGTCGGAGTGCGGGACACGGAAGACAACCTGCTGGGAGCGAAGGGGCCGCTAGACGCCTGACGCCCTCGAAGGAAGAACCCGCGGAGTTCTTCACCGTTGTCCCTACCCTCCAATCGTACCCACGGGTCGAGCGGAGTTCCCGAAGGCTGGCCTTGACGGCCTGTACGACTGGAACGTGGGGGTAGGGGGACACGGTTACTTCGAGGGAGACTCAGCTAACCACTTCCGCCTGACGGGCGGGCGCGCGAGACGAGCCACACGGCTCGTCTTTTTGTTTGGGACCGCGGGTCCTGGGAGGAGATCCGTTGCTAAAACTGTACGCCCTGCTAATGATCGTGGGAGCGATCATCGCCTTGACCGGCTTGCTCTGGGCGATCCCGGAGTACGGTCAGCTGTACCGCACCTGGTTCGTGCTTTCCTCCACCAAGTCGACCGATGCGGTTTGGTTGACACGGCTCTCCGCCCAAGTGCAGATCCACCGCCTCAACTGCTTTGCCGAGGCGCTGGGTTCCTTGGCCGGACTCTTCATGATCGTGGGCGCCTTGTTAGGCATCTCGATCGAGCGGTTGCGTTCGGCGCCGCGTTAGAACCATCCGGTGTGAACCAGGGCATCGTAGACGACGTTGGAAGCACGGTCCAGCACACCGGAACGTGTCGGGGTCGGCGGTGCCACGTCCGCGCAGGCAGCGTGTGGGCTTGGGGTGTGTCCCTTGATCTGGGCACGACCGCCCTTGACCGTCACCGTTGGGCGCGGCTTTGGCTGCGCCTTGTTGGCGGAGTCGTTGCTGCCCTGTCGTCCCTGGGGCGTGTTGGTCTGGAGGGTGACGACCATCTTCTTCTTGGCGTTCTTGGGCGCCAGGGACGGCGGCTTGGGCAGCGGAGACATCTGCTCCAGAATGTCTGGTGCCAGCACCAAAGGCGGGTGGGTGTTCTCACCCTCCCGATCCTTGCGCACGCGCTCGCGCATCTGCAAGTTCTGGACGACCAGGTCCGGCGACGGGTGGTTACGACGCCAGAACTCGACCATGTCTCGGTCCGCCTGACGCATGGGGCTCTGGGGCACCAACAGGTCCGTCTGGAACGTGCGTTCGTAGTGCCAGGAACCCGCCGCGCCCATCAGCACTTCGAGACCCTTCTTCTTGTTTGCCCATGCGGCCTTCGCGTAGTCGCTCAGGTGCGTTGTCACCTGGTTGTACTTGTCCTCGTCGCGTGCGTAAGGGCTCAAGCCGCCCGACGCCTGTGGGAACGCCTCGAAGACGGCACGCGCCAAGCCCGTCTGCCAGTTGCCGGGCATACGCTGGAACTTGTAGGTGTCCATCACACGGTAGTAAGGCACGCCTTGAATGACCGCCGGGCGGACCAGCGCACGACCGATGGCGAGCTTCTCCGCCTCGACGTCGATGCCGCGCTGGGACGTGCTGACGTAGTCGGCGTACTCGATCGAGTGCGTCTTGCGCTTCGCAGACTCTTCCAGTGCGAAGCGGTAGCGGTTCAGCTCGTGGCTGGTGAAGCTGCTCTCCGTCATGGCGCCCATGTACGAGTTGTCGTGGCGGCCGAGACCGGCCCAGAACTGGCCTTGGTAGCGCACGAAGGACGGCACCGATGCACGACCAATCCAGCGCAGCACCTCACCAGGTGCGCTGGCAACGGTACCCACCGTGTTGGTCAGCAACCCCTTGGTGGCCGTGTTGATCTTGTTGATGCCCCACACGGTCGCACCACCCGCAACAACCGCGGCACCCAACCCAGCCGCCACAGGTGCCCACGCGGGAGCGGTGATCACACCGGCCGCGATCAGCCCGGCGGTGCCCGCAGCCGCGGCACCAAAGGCGAGACTGCCCGTGTACATACCGGTAGCACCCGACACCACGTTCAGACCCGCCTCGCGGCGCTGGGTCTGCGAGGTACCAAAGACGGTTTGCAGGGCGTCCCAACCCACCGCAAGCCCCATCGAGACACGACCGAATGCCTTCGAGGCCGCCCAGGTCGCTACACGACCCAAGACCCGCATGCCCCGCGAGAGCTTCTGACCCATCCAGTGTGCCGCGTGTCCGGTTGCCGTCGCCAACTGACCCAGTGCATGCAGCGCGGTCGACGTCGTCACCATGCCCAGGTTCCAGGTCGCACGGCTCCGCTCTTCGGGGGACGACGTCGAATCGGACAGGGTGTTGATGTCCAAGGCCGCGAAGGCCGCGCTCAGGGCGAGCGTACCACGCAATCCTGCAAACGTATTCGGTGCGCGACCGGGACCGGGTACTGGACCCAGCGGGATGACAGCAGGTGCCACTGCCGTGTTGGGACGACCCCGGACGGCAGCTGTTGCCCCAGAGCCCAACAAGAGCTGGGGAGTCGAACCCAGAGGAATGACACCGGGCGTGACCGCCGTGTTGAGACGACCCCGCGGGGCTGCTACCGTACCAGGACCCAACAAGAGTGGATCGGCGTTCACCGGACCCAAGGCGATCAGGTCGGGCGTGTGCGCCCCGTTAAGGCGTCCACGGATCTGGGAGGTGGCGGGAGTACCCATGCCCAACAGCAAGGGGTTTGCCGGGGCTCCCAGTGCGATCACTTCGGGCGTCACGGCACCGTTGAGACGACCCCGCGTGATGGGTTCGGCCGTTACGCCCGGACCCAACAACAAAGGCGCCGTTCGCGTCTGTAGAGAACGCAGCCCCATGCCACGGCTGTAGGCGCGTGCCGCGCTGGCAGACTCTTCCAATGGAGCTGCTGCCACGCTCAAGCCGCCGCCCATGGTCAACCCACGGCCTCGCAGCAGCTCGTAGCCGATCGGCTGACGGGTGGCGGGAGCGGGTTGGTCGGGATGCAGCATGCTCAATCCCGGTCCGTAGGTGGCTCCGTTTCGAGCCAACAGACTGACTGTCCGGGTCGACAGGCTACCGGGAACACGGCTCTCGGCCATCGCCATTGCATCTTCAACCAGGTGCATCGTGGGCGTTGGGCGTACCGCGAAACGTCCTGTGCTTGGATCGCGGTAGCGACCTGGCTGCATGATGGGATCGGGACGGAAGCGTGGACGACGTGGCACCACCCCGTAGGTCATTTCGACCAGGTCGGGGTGCGTAGGGTAGCTCTCACCTTCAACAGGCATGAAGCCGAAGCGCTCACGGCCGGTGGTCCACCGATAGCCATGATCATTCACCAGACGATCGAGGATGGGCAGCATGCCGCCTCGCTGACCCACAGGGGCGGGACGGAACCGGCCATCAGGACCCCGGTGCGGCAGTACCCGACCGGGCAATTCGATGACATCGGGCGTCGCCACCGCGTTGGCGCGACCCACCCCACCCGTTTCCATTTGCTGGCGGAGTACCGTCAACTGCTTGCGAACGGGATCGGTGTGCGGCGCATGCGTACCGTTGAACAACACACCCAACACGTCGTTCTTGGAATGTCCCCATGGGAGGCTCCAGACACCCTTGTGTTGGAAGGCCACGATGTGGTCGGTGTTCATCACACCACGACCCAACAGCGGGGGGTGCAGGTCCCGACGCGGGGCAGCGTTGACCCGATTGTACTCGGGCGTGAACGAAGGATGATCCCCGCGATCGGGCGAACGGAAGCGGCCCTGCGAGAAACCAATGCCTCCTTCGCGCATGCCGTCCATGACGATGCGCAGGTTGCTGTCACCCAACACCTGCGACACGGAGGTTGCACGCGGCATGGCCAAACCATGGGCGCCCGTACGCTCCAAGGGTGCGTCGAAGCGCAGACGCGCATCTCCGTGGAATGGGGTTGCATGTGCGGGCGCCGCGGGACGCAGCCCGGCCGCGCGTGCCTGCATATCTTCGCGCAGCGCCACCAACTCTGCGCGAACGGGGTCGACGCCGATCATTCCCTGCTGGGTAGAGACGTGGGCAGCCACCGTTTGCGGAGCCGCCTCGGGCTTGCGCCAACCCATCACGGTTGCCAACTGGCGTCCGACCATCGACAAGCCCTTACGAGCCAGCTGCGCAGCGGCGATCGTGCCAAAGATCAACGTCGTCCCTGCCGCGAGCGTTGCCAGGTACTGCAACGTGGTCTGGTCCGCATTGCCTTGCGTGGGGTTCTTGCTCATGTCCCGCACGCCGTACGCGATCGGACGACCTGCACTGTCGTGGGTCGTGCCCGTGAAGAAGCCCCGCTCGCCCAGCATCTGGCGGTACTTTGTCTGCACCTGCTCGGCGCGCTGACGATCGTACCCCATGCGCTCCTGCAGCAGGTCCGCAATGCGGTCACCCCCAAACTTGCTGTCGACGCTGCCCGCGATGGCTTCCTGCAACGCCTTGAACTGGGGGCTGGGGGCCGCCGTGCCGAACGGATGGAAGATCGCGTCGATCTTGCGACCGGGAATGAAGCTGTTCATTTCCGCTGCCGTCTGGACCGTCTTGTTGCTGTTGTCCGCGAACTTACCATCACCAATGTAGGTGAACCAGTGCCGTCCGCTGGAGGGGTTCATCGACATCGGATCGGAGCCGGGCACGAAGGTCGCGTACAACACGTCGCCGACGTGCACGCCACCCGTTGCCACCAGGGTGCTGAGCTGAGAGATCGGCACGCCGCGGTGCGCCAGGTCAGCGGGAACATCCGTGCGGATGTCCTTGCCGCCCATGCGCATGATCAGGTGACGCGAGTACTGGAAGCATTCGTGTGCGGTCGCAACGAACGGGCCGTTGAGGTGTGCAATCATTTGCTCGCGAGAAGGTGCCGCACTGGGTGGCTGAATGCCCGCGGCTTCCAGGATCGCATCCGCCTTCTGCTGCGGCGTGGCGATGCGGCCCAGGCTCGCGTTCAGCTTCTTGCTCCAGTAGCCGGGGTCATCCTGCGGGAGCCAACGGCTCTCGGTGTAGAGGTTGGTGCGCACCCGACCGGCCAAGGTCTGGGCGACCGCAGGCGACAAGCCGCCACGCTCGACCATGAACTTGTCCAGGCTGCCGGGGTAGCCGCCCTTCGCGTACTCCGGCAGGATGCGCTCCAGCGTGGCCTGCTGCTCCTTCGTGACCAACGGCTTCTCGCTAACGCGCGTCTGGTAGTAGCGCGCCATGACCGTGTCGGAGTACGACTTCGCGGTCGAGTAGCCATCCCAGGTCACGGGGAACTGGCCCTTGTCATAGGCACTCCAACCGGGACCCGTGTTGTAGGAGGCCACGGCCAGTGCGAGTACACGGTCTGGTGGCAAGTGCAGGTGCGCCACACGCTTCTCCATCGCGTGGTAGTACCCGGCGAAGATGTCGGTACCCACTTCGATGTTGGTAGCGGGGTCGTAGCGCTTCTGGCCGCTGATGCCCCGCGCGCTGAAGTGGAAAGGCATGACCTGCATCAGGCCGATGGCGCCCGCCCAGGACGTGTCGTTCGGGTTGCCGCCGGACTCCAGCGACATCAGTGCGCGCACCATCCCGGCGGGCACATGGTGACGTGCTGCCGACGCTTCGATCAGGGGGTTCCAGCGCGTGATGCTGGGACCGTTCGGTCCACCGCCCGTACCGGTGAAGGTGGCCGAACGCAAGGCGGCCACCAGGTCACCACCCTGTGCGGGCTTGATGACCTCGCCCGTGAAAGGCTTCTGCGGACGACCGCGACCAGTGGTCCCAATCGTCGCGTCACCACCCACGAACCCACCGTAGACATGACCCGTGCGGTGCCAAGCACCACCCAGGATGCCGGTTTCGTAGATCAAGCCGCGGCGCAGCAGCTCGCCCTGGATGATGCTGTCGGGACCGGACGCCGACCGGTAGCGGAAGGCACGCGCTGCCTGGGCGTTGCCCAACCCACCCGTACCGCGACCCCGCTGCATGTAGAGCGACTTGAGGCTGTAGTCGTGGGCGGGCATGTCGTTGCCACCCTCCATCAGCCCCAGCGCGTCGCGACCGACCATGTCCAGCACGGTCTCGTGACCCATCGCACCCGACAGGCGCAGACGCTCCTGCTGGGCGAAGGCCAACGCTCCCGCGTCCATCATCCAGCCAGTGCCGCCACCCTCCGGCGTGGCCGAGTTACGGCCCCAGAAGATCGGGCTTGCCTGCGCCCACAAGGGCGACAGCGAGAAGCTCCACCCTTCCTGGTTCGCCTTCGCCGCCTCGAAGAGATTGCCCGGCGCGAGCATAGGACCGATAAAGTTGGCGGTGCCGATCAGGAAGCTCGCAAAGCCGGTCGGCTGCGTCTGTCCCTTGGGCGTCAGCGTACGTGCCAGTCCGTAGAGCGAGCCGGTGACATTCGTCTGCAGCCCAATCGCGGCACGGCTGATGGCATTGCCTACCATCGACGAGCCGGGGATCGAGGCTGCCGCGCGACCGCTGGCACTCACCACGGACGTCATGGTCGTGCCCAGCGAGGTCGAAGCCCGCTCCGCCCAATTGCGCTCTTCGGGGCGCTTGCTCAGCGCGCTCTCCGAGAGGTGGTGCTGCGCCATCATGCCGCCGAAGCCCAACGCGGCGAGGCCACCACCCACCAACAACGCAGGCAATCCCACCAAACCGAAGTAGCCAACAGCCGCGGCGCCTGCCACGGCGCTGCCGCCCAAGAACAGTTCGGCCGTCAGCGAGGCACCACCCGCCTCCGCGAACTTCTCCTTGTGCTCCGTCGTCAGGAAGTCCGACGACTGGGCGGCCATGCCCGTCGCCACCTGGGCGATCGAGAGGCCCTGCATGACGCGGCCAAAGCCGTCGAAGGCACCCAACCCCAGACCCACAGCACCGGCAGCACCCCGACGCAGGTAGCCGGGTGCCGTGGACTTGATCTCGGTCAGGCGAGCTTCCACCGCCGCACGATGCGCCGCGTAGCCGCCGGTCGGATCGTTGCGGAAGAGGTAGTCCGCGGGCTTGGTCGTGGCGCCGGGGATGTGCATCCCTGGTGTGTGGGGTGTGAAGGCGGGCTCCAAACCGGCTCCCGCAACCACGTTCTTGGCGAGTCCCGCGCCTGTCATCCCTGCCTCGCGGAACACCGCGTTCATGTCGATCGGTGCGGTGCCCGCGATCGTACCGAACTCGTTGAGCATGCGACGCATGATCTGCTCGTACTCGCCCATGAGATCGTCGGTGATCGCGGCCGTCGACGTCGTGGGCAGGCGCAGACCCAGGTCGCCGATGGCCTTCTGGGTCTCGAACCACGCCGCACTGGGCATGTGACCTGCAGGCATCGAGGTCGGGTGCAGCTTGTCCAACACGTCGAGCACGCGTCCCAGCGACGCACCCATAGCACCCGCCGTGCGGATCTGGGGCAGACCCTCGTAACGCGCGAGCAGCGTGTTGAAGCTTCGCTCAACGAGCTTCGCCTTGTCGCGTCCGGCCATCACCGTACCGCGAGGATCGGTGCTGTCGGCAAAAGGACGGCCTTGGTAGTCGCCGTAAGCGCGCAACCCATCGCCACCCATCACGGGCAGGTCGACGCGGTACAGCCCCGCCTTGTTACCGGACAGCGTCCAATGGGGATGGGCGCCCGGACCATGCGGCGCCTCTGGCGAGAGCAGCACACCGTGCGTCTTCGCCTGGTGCGTGGGCATGTAGCGCTCGACACGCTCCTGCCAGGTCTCGCGCTCGCCACGCACCCCACGCCAGGCAGCGAACATGGGACGCGCCATGAAGTGTGCTGCAAACGGTACCGCCGCCAGCGCACCCACCGCCGCGGCGCCCACCAGTGTCGTGGGGTTGGCGAGCCAGTTGACCTGGTACTCGCTCAGCGTGCGTGCGCCGGTCGGGATGCCCAGCAGGGTGCCTTCCTCCGTGCGAGGTGCCCCCATCAGTGCGGCAATGTCGTCTTCGGCCTCCACGTCGCTCGTGCCGGTGCGATCGGCCTGACGCTGCCCCGCGTACGTCTTGCTGAAGTCCGCCTGGTCCAGCGCTCCGGCCTTGCGCCAGATACCGCCCATCAGGTTGCCCCAGCGGAACTGCTGGGTCACGCCACCATCCATACCTCGCACTTGTGCGGTGTAGGTAACTTGGTGCAAGAACGCAGGCTTCGCGCCACCCGGCAAGAACTCTCCGTGGTAACGGCGGTACTCCGACGGCCACATGCCCAGTGCTGCACGCGACTCGTTGTAGCGCACGGCCATGGCCAGCTTGAGTGCGGGGTCCGCTTCGTACATGGGCGAACCCGGCATGAACATGCGACCCATGAATGCGGCGCGCTTGCGGCCGACCCATTCGGTCTCCAACACCTTACGGGAGCCCCCGATCGCGGCAGCCAACTGCGAGTCGATCTCACCCGACGACTTGGTGCGCGTGACGTGCCAACCCGTGTTGTAGCCGATCGACATGAGACCGCCGAAGAACATCTTCGTGATCTTCCAGGTCGCCATCTCCATCGAGTCGGGACCCGTCTGCTTGAACGCAGCGTGCAGACCCAAGTCGCTGTAGGCTTCTGCCGTCATGAAGAACTCTTCGGGCTTGCCCATGCCGACGGTCTGCTTGGCCGCACGGTTGAGCATGTCCCAGATACCCAGGTAACCCGGACGGAAGCGGCCCTTGTCACCCGCTGCACCCGACTCGGCCGAGAGCGAGTCCGTGGGACCCGCCGCGAAGCGACGCGCTTCCTGTGGATCGATCGGAGCGGCCACGTTCTTGAGGTCGACGGTCTCGCCGAAGAGGCGGCTCGCCGAATTGCCGATCAACGGGATCGCCTTGAGCATCTGGCGGTAGCCGCCCATCTGCTCGCGGTAGCCCTGAGGGTCACCCGTACTCATCGCCCGCGCGAAGGCGTAGCCGGTGTAGCCCATGAACAGACCCACGGCGCCACGGGCACCCACACGGTAGCCCCGCGTCAGCTGACCGGTGCGGCGCGTCAACTCGTTGACCCAGCCCACGTTGCCGCGGGTGATGCCCTGTGCAGCCACCGTGAAGCCCGCGTTCAGCGCGCGAGGTACCAGGGTCAGGGGCAGCTCGGCTAGCTCGTTCGCCAGTCCGAAGCCCACCGCTCCCATGCCGTAGGCGAACTTGGCGATGCCACGGGACTTGACCATGCGCTCGGCCATCCCGCGGTTCATGTTGCCCAGCATGCTGAAGCCCGAACCGCGCATCTCGCCCGTACGGATGTAGGCGGCAACGTTGCGTCCCGCATCGAGCAGACTGCCCCCGTTGCGTGCGAACAGCCCCGCCCCGGCGTAGGCACCCAGAGGCGCGAAGCCGTAGGTCGTGGCGAGACCGACACCAATCATTCCAGCACCCAAGCGGACCGAAGCTTCCCAGTTGGTGTTGGGCTCGTAGCCGAAGCTCATGCCGAAGCGTACGGCACTCGCCGTCCAGCCGTCCTCGCCGCCGGTCGCGTCGATGAGGGCACGCAGGGCACCGTCCATCGGGATCTCTTCTTCGTTCTTGTGGTCTCGGTACCAATCCCGGAAGCCCTTGCGACCGCGCAGATCGGAGTAGTAGTACGGGAGCTTGACACTGCCGTGGATGCCCGATGGCATGCCCAGCATCGCCGTCAGCATGAAGGTGGTCTTGCCGCCCTCGACGACGGCGCCGCCCCAGACCGAGCCCAGGGGCAGGTAACCAATACGCATACCGTACGCCAGCGACAGCGAGACCTGTGCCTTGTCGGCCTGACCCGCCCATTGCTGCGCCATGTCGAGCGTCGCCCGGATGGCACCCAGTTCTGCCTGGTCACGAGGACCGGCGCCAGCTGCCACCAGCTTTTCCATGCGCCCCAACGACATGCGCTCCGTCTCGTTGACCATCATCGTGGTCGCCATGGTCTTGGTGACGACCTTGTACATGAGGTCTTCACGACTGGCCATGAACGACATGGTCATGTCGCGCTGCATCGCGGTCAGGCGATCGACAAAGTACCCGGCGATGCCAGACGCCGACCAGTCTCGCAGACCCGCACGCTCCACCTCGCGGTAGGGGTTGTAGCCCCGCAGGTCGCTCGCCACCGAGACCATCTTGGTCGCGCGCTGGGCAGCCCCCAATGGGTTGAAGGGGTTCATCGACATCCCGGCAACGAACTGGGCACCCCAACTCAAGCCGGTGCTCAGCCCCACCGCGAGCGCGGGCATGATGTCCAGGATACCCGCCAACCCGCTGCGCGGTGCCAGGTCGGCCCAGCCAAAGTTGGTGACCGTCCCCGCCGCCCCGTGCAGCGTGTTCTCGCGGTCGATCTGGGTCTCCAGGGTCTCGCGCTTGGCAGACGCCAGCATGCCATAAGCGTGGGTCGCCACCGCGCCGACAAACAGTGCCTGGACGCCACGACGGGCCAAGGCACGTCCGGGAGTCAGGCCGGTCTCGCCGTAGAGGTGTCCATAGGAACGCGCGAATTGACCTTGTGCGTGGGCATCACGCCACAGCTCTTGGGCACGCGACCAGTCGCCCCGCAGCGCCGCACCCCACCCCGCACGGCGTGTCGCGCGCATCCCTGCGATGTGGGGGTTTGGTGCCAGGTTGAGCACGTCGGCGACGAGCCCGCCACCCGGCAGCTCGCGGATGAAGCGATTGGCAACTTGGTTGACCGCCCGAAAACGCTCGTGCAGCGTCATGCGCTTGGCGTCGTGCTCGATCTCGTAGATCGTGTGAACGTGCCCGCTGGGCAACGTCACCGTCTTGACGTTGATCTTGCCGCCGCGCTGACGACGCAGGTCGAGCGCGAGCTGGCGGTCGGTGACCTGGACCTTCTTGAGCGACGACTTGTGGTCGTACACGCCCATGACATCGTCGATGAACTTGCGGCCAACGTCCCCCGCTACCGCCCCGTAGGCTTCGCGCTGGACGCCCCACAAACCCTTGGAGATGCCCGCGTGCACGTCCATCGCGTACTCGCCCGCCTGACCAGCCGCCACCGTCGCGTCACGCACGAACGCCGACACCGGGCCATGCACGGGCGCGTTCAGCACCCGATCCCCGATGGTACGACTGATCCGCCCCATCCCGGAAGCCGCCCGCGCACCGATCTCGGCCATGAACATGGTCGACCGGATCAAGCCGATGTTCATTCCCAGGTTGAAGAGCGTGTCGTCTACCCAACGAGCGCCATCGGCATAGGTGCCCTCCGCCTTCGCGTCGATCGGACGGTAGTCGGCAGAGCCGTAAACCCGCAGCTGCTCGTCTTGATGGTTCCGACGATCGATCTGGGCGCCCAGGTTGACCAGCAGCGAGCCCAACGGCCCGCGGTTACCGCGTGCCTCGGTCAGCTCGCTCGCCGTGGCCGCCCAGCCACTGCCGAAGCGCTGGTTGACGTAGTCCGTGATCTGACCGCGCCACAGCTCGCCGAAGGTGGGCAGCATTGCCTCGCGGTCGCTTCGCGTGATGACGTCCGGCATGGACGACGGCAACTGCCCCTCGTGTCCACCTGCGTACATCTCGGTGTAGAGGTGGCGATAGAAGCGCCCGGCCGAACGCATCGGGTTGACGAACGATCCCTGCTCGTGCGTGGCCGCTGCCCACGCGTACGCCTTGCGCGTGTCGGCATCGAAGATGACCTGGGGGTCCACGACGTACTGCCACGCCTTGCGTTGGCCGCCCAGCGAGATGCCGTGCAGGGGCATCATCGACGGCATGAAGGTGCCCAACTTCGTGAACGGCATGCGCAACTGCTCGCCCGCACCGAAGTCGAAGTTGGACTGAACCTGACGAGCGATGTCGGCTGCCACACGGGCATCGCGGGCGTGCAGCATCACTTCGGTGGAGCGCTCGCCGTTGTAGCCTTCCACCGCGGTCTTGGAGAAGCGCATGGAGCCCACCATGTAGGTGTCACCCATGGCGATGACGTTGGCGTGCCACGGGCGGTTGCCCCAACCCACATGCAGGTTGGTCAGCGTGCGTCCTGCCGCCGTTAGCTTCTGGAACGCACGACCCTCGTTATTGATGTCTTGCTGGTTCAGACCACCCAAGCCCACGTAGACCTGATCGCCGCGGCGCGCCTTCTGGATGATCGAGTCCAGGACGTGCGGATCGGAGAGCGTGGCCGACGCGATGTACAACGCTGCGTGGTTACCCCGATCCCCGATGATGCGGCTCAGCACGTCCAGCGCGGTGCCCGTGTCCTTGGGACTGGCGACCAGCAGATTCTGGGTCGAGACCGGCGCACGACCAGCAGCGATCGCGCCCAGCACCGTGTCCATCTGGCGGACGAGGTTGGCATCGCGGGTTGCCACGAAGTAGTTGAACTGGGTCTTGTCCTGGCCGGAGAAGCGGCTGTACTCCGGCAGCGTCGCCATGCCCAAACCCGTCTTGGTCATGTTGGCGGTGCCAACGAACATCACACGATCGCCGGTCGGGCTCGTGAACTCGCCGACCTTGGCGTGCAGACGCGAGCCGAAGGTCTTGCGATCGGCTTCGATCAGGTTCGTGTGACCCTTCAGGGTCTCGTAGGCTTGGGGGTTGGACCACTTCGCGGTGGTGCGCTCCGAACCCACGATGCGACCGCCGCCGGACAGAACCGAACGCGTGAGCCGGTTGTCCTCCACCTCGTAAGTGGTCATGACCGAACGCGACGACATACCGAGCAGGCTCAGTCGAGCCTGCTCGTCATCCCGGCCAAACCAGGTAGGCGAGGTGCGATCGTAGAAGGTGGGCATGCGTTACCAGTCGGCTTGGGTCACCGACGTCTTCCGCCCCATGGTCCGAATCGTCGCCCCTGCATTTCTGGGCGCGTTGTTGATCAACCGTTGATTGCTGCGTGCGGCCATGGCACGACCCTCATCGAAGATGTCGGAGATGACGCCCGCCGCACGCACCTTGCCGACCGTGCGCATCTTGTCCGAACCCACTTCGAAGCTGCGGTACTTGCGCTCGTCCTGGGCGATCTTGTAGATGACGCAGGCCAGGCAGTCGGACAAGTCCTTCGAGCCGCGGGGCTTCGGGTGATCGATGCGACGACCGTTCATCAGCTTCAGCTCGATCAACTCCTTGTGCAGCTGGGCAGCGGCGGGCGACACGCTCGGGTCCGGTAGCTGGATGCGCTCGGCGTAGAGCCAGTCGCGCAAGGTCAGGTAAATGTCGCGCTGGACCTGCTGACTAAAGCTCGACTTCCACTCGCGGGTATTCACGCCCTTCGAGTACAGGCGTTGGATGATCATGGCACTCTGCCAGTGGTCGAAGGTCATGTCCCGCAGGGTGATGTAGGGAGCCAGCTCCAGGATGATCTCTTCCACGTTCATGAAGTCCGTGGGGTAGATGTTCTTGCGGCCCTTGTCGAGCGGCTGCCACTTCAGGATGGTGTGCACGTCCGCGTGCACCAACCCCGTGGCTGCGTCGTAGAAAGGCGAGGCGGCCACGAAACCGAAGCTGTCCTTCTTCAGACCGGGGTCTCCGTGCGCGTAGCTTTGGAAGCCGATCGGAACGCTGATCGCATCGCGGTCGACGTGGATCTTGATGCCTGCCTTGATCTGCACGCCATCGGGTCCGACCACCTGCGTCTCGATGGCCTCGTAGCCGACCGGCAGACTCATGCGCGTCGTGACCTTCTGGACCAGCGGCTTCTGGAAGTAGGACTCCTCCGAACCGGGGCGGACGCCTGCGTAGTCGCGCTGCGCCTCGATGCCGCGTGCAGCGAACTCTTTGCGCATGAAGGGGTGCTCTTCGCCCAGCTTCGCGAACTCCGGGTTGATGTCCCAGGTGCAGAGGCGGAACGCCAGGATGTTGGCGCCCTCCTCGGTCTCTGCCATCTCGTACATCGTGTCCGTGATGTCGCCTTCCGCCCAGGCGGAGGAGATGACGATGCGCTTGGAGCCGAACTTCTGGAGGGTGGTGACACCCTTGCCGACGTTGGCGTACATCTCCGCGCCCGACGCACCGCCTTGGGCTTCGACACCAAAGCGGTTGCCCTCGTCCATCGCGAAGATCATCAGGGTACGGCCGACCAGACCCTCGGAACGGCTGTGACCGGCCCAGAGCAGGAGGTTCTTGCTTTCGCAGTAGATCTCCAGCGCGTTGACCTGGATGACGCCGGTGGCCATGAGACCCTGGAAGTAGGGGCTGTGCTCGATACGACCCTTGACGGCGGCGAACAGCGTGTCCTTGGACTGCTTCTCGGAGGTTGCCAACACGAGGAAGGCAATCAGGGATCCCGCCATCAAACCGAACGACGCGGCAGGGTCCTTGAGCTGCAGGAGCTTGTAGAACTCGAAGGTCACCATGATGGAGGTCAGCGAGGTCTTGGAGCCGCGCATCCCGCACTCCAAACACAGCTCTTGGTACTCCTGGCCTTCGACCCAGGTGGTCTTGTTGTCCAGTGACCACTGCTGGAGGATCTCGCGCTCGTCCCACGGATCGTCCGGGTGCATGTCGTAACGGGAGCACCAGCTGAAGATCTCTTCCTCGCGCTCGGCGCTCGTCCGGCCCGTGAGGTTGATGCACAGGTCGCGCCAGAGCCCCTTCTCCAGCGGCAGGTTGTACAGCGCCTTGAGGATGGCACGCTGGGTCGGCCACAGACGGACGCCCAGGATCTCTGTAGCGAACTGGACAACGTCCATCGTTGTCTGGTCCTGCTGCATACCTTCTGCCACGATCTCGTGGATGAAGCTCTGTGCCTTGAGCAGTGGCTTGTTGATCTTACTCATGGGACTTGCCCTCCGGGGACGCCTCGGGCAGCGCGTAGCTCATGATGGCGTCGAGGGGAACCTTGATCCATACGCTCTCCGCATCGGAAGCCATCACCGTCACAGGTACCAGCTCCTGAACGAAGCGCAGCCCCACCGCGTTCGGCTCGTCTTGCACCACCTTGAACAGGCGGCGCATGAGGTCGAACGCGAGGGGAATGCGAGCCATGGTCTTAGCCCTTGATGATGTCGAGCATCATGAACTTCTCGTGACCGGCCTTGAGCGCGTCGTAGATGCGCAGCAGCTCGGTCATGATGCCGTTCATGTTCCCGGCACCCACATCCACACGGAATCGGCCGTAGCCGTCCTGCTGGGCGTAGCTGGCGTGGTCGCTAACGACCTTCATCTGGATCATCTTGCCGGTCTTCCAGATGCTGTTGGCATTCGGCTGGTCGCAAGCCATCTGGTCGATCGTCTCCGTCGCGCGGGGGTCGATTCGGTGCCAGGCACAGTACTCCGCGGCCAGGCGGGCACCCACCATAAGCTGCGCCTTGGTGACCGGCTGGCCGGAGGCCATTGCCATGAACGAGATGCCGATCGAGCCCGTGTTGCGCGCCCAGAGGTGCTTGCCCTTCTGGTTGCCCTTGAGGAAGCGCACGGCGTACGCCTGACCGGTCTTCGCGTCGTACACCACGCCGAACTGGTAACCGTCCCAGCACTGGTTGTAGTTGCCCGCGCTCCAGTGGAAAATGATGCGCTTGGACGTACCGGGATCGCCGTCCTTCTGGTCGTTCTCGTAGCAGAGCTGCAGCGTGAGCGTGTTGCTCAACTTCACGGACGTGTGCCGTGCCGCGTAGTGACCGGTCAGGTCGTAGGCGATCGGTTGGGTGGTCGTCGGATGCACGACCGGCGCGAGCAACAGACCGGGTGCCTCGCACTCGGTCACCTCGTACCAGGTCGGGTGCTCCAGCTTCAGTTGGGTGAGGTTCTTGTCAGCCACGGGGTCCTGCTTTCTAGAGTTGGGTCGGGTCGATCACCGCGACCATCACCACGCGAGGTGGCTTGAGGAGGGAGTCGTACCCAATGTAGAAGATGTCACCGTGCGAGCGCTGGAGCATGAAGGCCATGTCCAACAGTGCACGGCCAAAGCGCATCGTGCGGGTGTGGGGTGTGTTCAGGTCGTCGGTGGGATTCGAGACGTCCACCACCACCCGATGGGATTCGGTAAAGGTCTCGTCATACACAACATACCCTTGCTGATCCACTTCTGGCAGATCGATCAAGTAGACGAAGGGTTCTACGACCTTGACGGCATCCGCGTGCGTCAGGATCAACATCAGCTTGTGGTCACCCAACGTGTCCAGTCCCCGGAAACCGCCGGGCGCGGAAGCGGCCAAGGTCTTCAGGGCGTCGCGGACTTGGGGATCGAGCAGAACGAGCGAGTTCATGGCGGCTACCTGTTGTTGTCGGCACGCAGCTGGTTCAGCTTCGTGTACAGCGGCTTGAGGCGCTCACGCAGCCCGGATGCCTGGGCAATCGCAGCAGCCTTGACGGTCTCGTCCATCGACGTTGCACCGATGCTGTTGTTGTACTGGCTGATCGCCGTGTCGGCAGCATCGATGGCAGAGGATGCGGCACCAATGGCTGCCGTACCCGCAGCTTGCAGCTTGGGATCTCCCTTGGTCAGGTCCACCGTATTCAGCTGCCGTTGGCCCGCCGTGGCCGCGTAAGCAGCAACAGCCGTGGCCGCCTTGGCAACCTTGCCCTCGGCCGCGGTCACCAGTTGGGCGGCCGACTCGAAGTTCTTGCCGTTTGGTGTTGCCGTGCGAGTGCGCGGGGCCGGGTCGGTGATCTTGCCACCGCCGCCCAGCACCTGGTTGCTGGCACCGCCCGCGGGGATCTTGGTGTCCTGCTTGGCCTGCAGGGTCTCCTTGGTCGCGCGCTGCACCAGGGTCGTGTCCGCATCCGAACCACCCTCGATGCCGCCCACGGCAAAGCACTGGAACTTGTAGTAGGTACGGGCATCGTCGCGGTACCAGCGGGTGTAGTTGGTCACGATGACCTGGTACTTGATGCGCACCACGCCGCTGAAGATCTCGAAGTCGACCGCCGTGCCGCCCTTTACCGCGTTGTCGAGGAACACCCGCGACACCTGCCACGAGCCGCCCTTCTTCTCCGGGTCCGTGTAGAGCGGGTCGGGGTTGTAGGGATCGTGGTAGCCGACCTTGTGCAGATCTTGGTTCAACAGACGCGCCTGGTCCCAACCCAAGAACGCTCCCACGAACTCGATCATCAAACCCTGGATGCCCAAGGACTGGTAGACAGGCGCACCGCCGGGAATGAGCAGCGTCGCGTAGTTCTGGACGTGCACGAAACGGATGCCCGCCTCGGCACCGGGTGCTTGCTGACCCTGTACCCCACCGTGGATGGGCAGGATCGAGTTGGTGGCAGGGGGCAGCTCGAACGGCACGTTCGCGAGCTTGACCTCCATGTGACCTGCGTGACCCACGTTGACCTGGTG